ACCAGCAAGGCCGAATCGACGTTAACCAAGTGCTCAGTCTGCGCCAGCTGGATATCGACGATGCCAACTGGAAACGGGCCATGGACGCTATAGCCGACGCGATTCAAATCACAGGCACTAGCCAGTACCTGCGCCTATATGAGCGTCAGCCTAATGGCAAATACACCCAACTACCACTGGATATAAGCACCCTTTAGAGGGCGTAAGGAGCGCAACATGGTCCAAAGCATTCAACACCTATTAGATGACAATCAGGCCGCACTCGATCGGATGGCGTTTCAATTACGCCAAGCGACCTTACTTGAAGCCAGCCTTGATAATCTTCGCTGTGAACTCAGTGGCCTAGCCGCTGAAAGGCCGCATTACTGCTTGATGATGTGCGCCGCTCTGCTTAATGCGCTCAAGGAGTTAAGCCCAGAATTCGCAGCGCAGCGTCGTGCAGTGATCGCGTTATTTATTGATAAGTCCCTAGCCGCCTTGGGTTTGGATTATAAACGATAACCCAGCGAAACACTGGTGGCCTAGGTCGCTAGTGTCTATCCAGCGTAGTGGCTGGGTACTGATGAGCAGCTAACAAAATGAACTCATTTTAAGAGCGAATGAAATGACACCCTACGCGAAACGCTTACTCAAATATGCCATTGCGAACTGCCCAGTTAGGCCCGTTCGTAAGGGGAAAACTAAGGCAGAACTGCTCGCCGATCGTGAGCTTTGGGCTGTTAACTTTTTAAATGCAGCAACACCGAATTGGCAGCAGCTTAAGAGTCAGCCTAAAGCCATCAAGATAGTATCCAGTGCGACAACCGATGAGGATGACGAATAATGCTAGACACTAATCAACAAGCCCCTGTGCAGGCTAATGCGCAGGCGCACCCAGTCGCTCAACACAAGAAGCGCCTGATCACCTTAATCAATGTGGCTAAGGGATCATTGCAGCTCGATGAAGCTATTTACCGCGCCATGCTGAAAAATGCCACGGGTAAAGACTCATTGCGGGCAATGAACTTGCCAGAGCTTGAACAGGCGCTAGAAGTGTTTAAGCAAAAGGGCTTTAAACCTACTTTAAACCCCCATAAAAAGCGCCGTTTAAGCCCTGCTGCGGGTAAAAGCAAATTGGCAAGCATAGATAAAATCCGCGCCATTTGGATCACCATGGGCCACCACTTAGTGATCCAGGATAACAGTGAATCGGCGCTTGATGCCTATGTGCGCCGCATGACGCTACGCAGTAAAAACGAGGGCGTGGACGCTACCGCTTGGATGACAGAACCGCAAGCCTACAAGGTACTTGAAAGCCTTAAAAACTGGCATAAGCGCGTGCTTATCGAGCGCATTATTGCCCGTGGTGAGCGTTTAAAAATGAATGAAAACGGCACTCGCCCTGCAAGTTATGAGGTGATTGTCGCCCAGTATGAGGGCCACCTATGAAACTCTGCCGTTGCCCTGTATGCCACAGTAATATCCACTTAGATGCCTTAGTGAATGACGATGCGGCGCGCGAGCTGCTCGCCACACTTGCGCCGATGGACGGTGCCACTGGCCGGATTCTAATGAACTATATCGGCTTATTCCGCCCTGTAAAAAGTGACTTGAGTTTTAACCGTGCGCTCACGCTGGTGAATGACACACTGGCACTAACCTCAAACCGAGACTGGTTACGTGCGGCGTTGGAAGAGACGGTGATCAAGCTTCGCGCTGCCAGAACCGAAGGTAATGCAAGGCCACTAACCAACCACAATTACTTAAAAAAGGTGCTTGAAAGCATTAGCCAGCACTCAATTCCCCCTGTCGCTGCACCCGCTGCAAACGCAAAGCCAAGCCTTGAGATCACCAGCTTCGGCCGCCCTGAGTCATTAGCTGAAACTAAGGCTAAGTTTGATGCGCAGATGGCGAAATTTAAGGCAAAAGCTAAGAAGACCAAGGCAACAGAACAAGGAGGCACCAATGCTGAATGAACAAGGTGAACAACTGGATTTACTGGCAACGAATACAGCAGAGTTAGAACAAGCCCTTGCCACGTTAGCGACACTCAAACCTGATGAGCGAGCTGACTTTATTCGCCGCTGGCCATCCACACTGCAAAGCCTATGCGATGTAATGCGAGTGACGCTTAAGCAGCACAATATTGATAATGCTGACCGTGTAAGCGAAGATCTTGCCACTAGCCTAAGCGCATATCTTGGTGGCCGTGATGTGTATATCCCTAATGGTGAAAGCCTTAAAAAAGCCCTGCGGGATATCAAGATTTGGCGCGAGTTTAAAGGTAATAACCTTGAACAATTAAGCCGCGATTATGGCTTAACAGAGCGAAGAGTGAGCGAGATTGTGGCCGAACAGCGTGCCGCCTTTGTGGCAAGAAAGCAAAGGCGGTTGTTTTAATCAAAGTTATATAGAAAGTTTTAACAAGATTGTTTATGTTATCTGAGCAAAAATAAGGAGTAACAAGATTATGGATTTCATGACAACCTGCCCAAAATGCCAAAAAGAATATTTGTTTGTTGTCAATAAAGGGGCATCGAATAAATGTCCAAAATGCACTAAACGCAATACCATTACAGGTGTTATAAGCGTTGTGTTAGTACTTGTTATCATAGGAATCTTTTACTCTTCTGGTAACTCTGGCACAACAAATAATGCTAGCGCTTCACATCAGCAAACAGTAAACAGCCAGTTTAGCGGTTGGGATGGTTCGCACAATGGCCTTGTTAAAGTGGTCAAAGCTAATTTAAAAGACCCTAGTAGCTTTGAACATATTAAAACCCAATACGCGGACAAATATAATTACCTCGTTGTAACGATGCAGTATCGAGGTAAAAATTCGTTTGGGGCGATCGTCACCGAAGAGGTCATTGCGAAAACAGATATGAATGGTAATGTGCTAGAAATTATTAAGTAAGATTATCCCGAAACCTTTCCAATCCGCTCAAAACCCTTAAGCCGAGACAATGAACCCATGTTCACTGTCTCGGTTTTTTTATGGCCTTTGTCACCCACAACAACTTTCGCAGCGGCGTTAACAGTATGCCAATTGCGAACGCGCGACCTAAGCGCATTCAAAACCGTGTTTATCGGCAGTGTGCCAAAGACGGGTTTAATGCCCGTATCAAGGCTGAGTTAGCAGGCAATGTGCCCGCCACCGTACCCTTGTACAGCTACAATCTCACCCGCCAAAGTTATTACTCCCAAGGCTGGCATGCTGTCACCCATCTACATATTTTAAAAGCCCGCGAGGCGGTGCCCAATGAACAGTAAACTCAAGGCATTTTTAATGGCCGCAGGCTTAAGTTCGGCGGCCATCACGGGCGCACAGCTTACCGATAAATGGGAGGGCAATAGCCTAACAGTTTATGTCGATGCGGTGGGCGTTCTCACCGCTTGCCGTGGCCACACAAGTAAAGACTTGAAGCTTAATCAAACCTTTACCGAGCAGCAATGCATGGAGATTTTTGCCAAGGATATCGCCCGTGCCGACAAGCAACTGCTGCAACTCACGGCCCCTGTAAATCTCACTGACGGTGAGCACGCGGCTTACCTGTCGTTTATGCATTGGGCGGGATACGGCAACTTTGCCAGCTCAACTCTGCGCAAAAAGCTGTTAGCCGGGGATCGTGTGGGTGCCTGCAAGGAGCTAACCCAGGCATGTTCTACCAACCCACAAACGGGTGAGCGCGTCTGCAATGGTTGGACCTATGGCACCCGCCTAGGTGTCAAAGTGCGCCTTAATGGGCTGATTAAACGTCGTGCAGAAGAGCAAGCCATTTGTCTAAGCGAACTCGTGGCCGGAGGGATAACGCAATGACGCCCGCCCAAATTAGTATCGCCATTCAATGGTTGATTGTGTCGCTTTTTGTGGCAGTGCTTTGTTTAGCTCAATACCAATTAGCCACGACAAGAAGCCAACTTACCCAAGCGCTCGCGGATAAATCAACGCTGCAAACCGATGCGGATAACTTGGCGGAAAGCTTGCGCAAATCCAATGCCGATAAGGCCGCATTAGCGGCTGAGTCAGAGCAGCTTGCCTTGCAATTACAGCAAGTCTCGCTGCAAAAGGCAGATCTAATGGGCCGCCATCACGCCCTTAAAAACCAACTCAATCAACTGTTGCAGGACACTACCGATGAAGATGCTAAAGCATGGCGCGATGCTCCTGTGCCTAATGATGTTGTGCGCTTGCTCAGCCACGCCGCCGATTGTGCGCAACGTGCCCGTTTACACGACAGCGTATGTGTTGCCGCCCGCAGCACTGATGCGCGAGTGCCAAGTGACCCAAGTGCCACAGCCCGTGCTTCAGTGCCTACTGACGCAGCAAACCGTGTGCCTAGCCAATCCAGCAATGGCCGAGCTGATGCTGTCTCTCATCGCTGACTTAGGGCAATGCAACCTCGACTGGCAAGCCCTGCACGATTGGCGCCAACGACACCAAAAAGATAAGAACCAGTAAGGAACCCAATGGACGAATTAGACCGCGCCAGCGATACCGAAATGCGTGAACGTGACGCCCGTATCGCTGCCGCCCGCCACAAACAACAACCTCAAGGCAATGGCATTTGCATTGATTGCCTTGAGGCGGTGGAGCCAGAACGACACACAGCACAGCGCTGTATCAGTTGCCAACAGGATGAAGATTTGCGCCAAAAGCAGCGCTATGGGATGCGTTTATGATCGAATCGTTATTTGAATTTTTCGGCAAATACTGGGGCTTTATTGGCAGCGTGATTAGCGTTTTTTGCGCCCTGTTGATGGCGTGGTTTAGCACTCGCTTTACCCCACGGATTGAGCACGACAAGGTCGTCCAAGCGGTGGCCGGAATCGACAAGCGCCTAAGCGAAACTGAAATGCAATTGGAGTACATGCCAACCCGTGAAGAATTGCACGCCCTGGATAAAACCCTCGAAGGCTTAGGTGCGCGCTTTGGCGCAATGGAACAAGGCATAAGGCGACTCGAAACTAAGACCGACATGCTACTCGAAAACGAACTGAAAGGAGGCCACCAATAATGGCGATGCAGCAAATTATCAATGAGCACCAACGCCTTGTGGTGCTTCGATTACTGACCGAAGCGGGAGCGTTCGCACTCAATGAGTCCATCTTACAAGATGGCTTGATTGCCTATGGCCTCGACATTAGCCGCGACTCATTAAAGGTGCAGCTCGCTTGGCTGGCCGAGCAAGGGCTGATCAAAACCGAGTTAGTGGGCAAAGTGACCACTGCCACATTGACTGGTCGCGGCCAAGATGTAGCCAAAGGCCGCGCAACGGTGCCAGGCGTTAAGCGTCCACGGGCGGGAGAATAGTCATGGCCGTTAAACCGTTAACTGCTGGCCAAAAGAACGTGCTTTATCACTTAGCCCTTGCTTTGGTTGCCGCTGATGTAGAAAACCAAGTCATTAAGCCAATGATGGAAAAAGAAGGAAAGCGGTATATCGAAGGCGAGTTTCGCAAGATGTATTTCGCTAAAGTGCCTCAAGTCGCACAGGCCGAGAGAGCTTTGCAAAAAGCCATGGCTCAAGCGCAGAAGGATATTGCTGCTTCGATAAAGTCTTCTAAAGGAGCTGACAATGGCAAATGAAACCCGAGGCCGTCGCTCTAAAGTCGATTTACTGCCAGATCCTATCCGCAAGAAGCTCGATGCTGGGCTGCGTAATGGCTCGATTCAGCAGATTGATCTGCTCGATGAAATCAATGCGCTGATTAAAGCCGCAGGCTTGCCAGAAGAACAGCTGCTTTCCCGCGCTGGCATTAATCGCTATGCCACCAAGATGGAGGCTGTGGGTAAAAGTCTGCGCGAGATGCGTGAGATCACCCAAGTGTGGACGGCAGAACTGGGTGATAAACCCACGGGTGAAGTCACCAAACTGATCCTTGAAATGGCCCGTTCACAGCTATTTAAAGCCCTGTTAAACGAGTCTGAAACGGGCGAAGGTGCCGACGTTGGCATGATTAAAGATGCCATGTTAGCGGTGCAACGCTTGGAGTCTGCCGCCATGGCCAGCCATAAGCGCGAGAAGGAGATCCGCACCGCGTTTGCGGCCGAAGCGGCTAATGCACTTAATGAAGAGTTACGCGGGGAAGATGGTATGAGCGAGCAGCTCGAAAGCAAAATCCGCCAAATTCTATTAGGGAAAGCATAATGGCTAAATCAGGCTTGCATCTAACACCTATCACCAGTCCACGCAAAATAGACTTAGCCGAAGAAATGGCGCTGGCTGGGGTGGATGTACCGCAGGATATTGGTGACGCTCAACCTGCTAATGAGCCCGTATTTTTGCCATATCAGCAGCGCTGGTTTGAAGATGAAGCGCCGATCATGATTGCCGAAAAAAGCCGCCGCACCGGCTTAACTTGGGCAGAGGCTGGCCGCAATGTGATTAAAGCCGCTAAACCGCGCCGCCGTGGGGGCTGCAATACCTTTTACGTTGGCAGCAAAAAAGAGATGGCGCTGGAATATATCGCCGCTTGTGCGCTGTTTGCCCGTGCTTTTAACCAGCTCGCAGAAGCTGATGTGTATGAGCAAACCTTCTGGGATTCGCAGAAGAAAGAAGAAATCCTCACCTATATGATCCGCTTCCCCAAGACGGGGCGGAAAATTCAGGCACTCAGTTCGCGCCCCTCTAACCTGCGTGGTTTACAGGGGGATGTGGTTATCGATGAGGCCGCATTCCACGAGTCTTTAGAAGAGCTGCTTAAGGCGGCGTTAGCATTAACCATGTGGGGCAACAAGGTCAGGTTAATCAGTACCCACAATGGCGTGGATAATCTCTTTAATAGCCTGATTAATGATGCCCGAGAGGGCCGCAAAGACTACAGCATCCACCGCATCACGCTGGATGATGCCATTGCTGATGGCTTGTATAAGCGGATCTGCTATGTCACAGGCCAAACATGGTCGCTTGCAGGTGAAATTGCCTGGCGTGAAGGGCTGTATAAAAACGCCCCCAATAAAGAAAGCGCCGATGAAGAATATGGCTGCGTGCCTAAAAAATCAGGTGGTGCTTACCTTAGCCGGGTACTGATTGAAGCGGCCATGGTCGCCGATCGTTCTATCCCTATCTATCGTTTTGAAGCGCCTGAAAACTTCATGA